TGCGTCCGCCCATAAACCTGGCCGAAATTAAATAGACGCCAACAAAAACGCGGTATATTATTCCTACAGAGTGGCCTAGGTAGGGAAAAACAATGGACCAAGACACGCAAGTTATCGTCAGCCCGTTCGGAACGGCGTTTGATGATTGCCTTTATGAATGGGGTGTTTTGACCGATGTTCGTCGGCGTGTTGAACACGAAGTTCAACTTTGGATGAGCATCGGCATGCTGCCATCGCAAAAGCGAATTGACGATTTCCGGCGGTATTCCTATTTGTTGGAAGGCGCGCGGCTGGTTTCCGAAGCCAATTTGGGGATTTGGAAATTCGGGGGATGAAAGACTAAGCGATTAAGGTGCCATGGAAATAGACCTGGCTGACCTGGCTGAGATACAAGGCGCGCTTTACCGGGCTGACTTCGGGATGTTTTGTGAAGCCGCGTTGGCGCCGATCAATCAAAAGCCGGCAGCGCATCACAAGATGCTCATACGGAAGCTGCAAGCTGTCGCGGACGGAAAGATCAAGCGGCTTATGATCTTGATGCCTCCGGGCAGTGCGAAGACAACTTACGTGTCGCAGTTGTTTACGGTTTGGTGGCTGGCGCGCTTTCCGCGTTCTACGATCATTGCCGCCAGTCACACTGCCGATTTGGCCGAAACGATCAGCCGTAAGATTCAGATTAACATCCGCGACATGGGCGATGTTCTTGGTTACGATCTGGCTACGGAAAGCGTATCGGGCTGGACCACTTCTGCGGGCGGAGAATACAAGCCCGCCGGCGTTGGCGGGCCTATAACGGGCCGGCGCGCAAATCTCGCGCTGATAGACGACCCGGTGAAAAACGCGGACGCCGTTGCTACGGAAGCCGCGCGGGAAAAAACCTGGGATTGGTTTGTGACCACGCTGCGCACACGTATGACGCCTGGCGCCCCGCTCATTTTGGTAATGACGCGCTGGCATATGGATGACCTGGGCGGGCGCATGCTGACACGGCAGGGCGAGGCCTGGGATGTATTAAGGCTGCCCGCGCAAGCCGAAGAAAACGATCCCCTGGGCCGCCAACCCGGTGAATTCCTATGGGGTGACGACACATACAATTACGCCGCCGACCTGAAAGCTGCCAAGGCAGAATCCGAGGTCAACGGGTCGATGCGTGTGTGGGAGGCGATGTATCAGCAGAACCCGCGCCCGATAGAGGGTTCGTTATTCAAGTATGAAAAGGTCGGCAATCCGCTTCCCGCGGCGCCGGCAACAGGGCAGAGCGTGCGGGGCTGGGACTTGGCCAGCACATCGCAAAGCGGACGGAACGACCCGGATTGGACGGTTGGCGTAAAGCTAACTCGGATGCCCAACGGCGAGTTTGTTGTTGCGGACGTTGAGCGTTTCCGCGGCGGCCCAGACGAGGTTGAGGAACGGATTGTAGCGTGCGCTCGCAAAGATGGCGCTGGATGCCGTATTGGCCTTCCATTAGACCCTGGACAGGCCAGCAAGACACAGATTCTATACCTCACACGCAAGCTCGCTGGCTTTCGCGTTGAGAGCAGCCCGGAAACAGGCAAAAAAGAAATACGCGCCAGTCCCGTCGCCGCGCAATGCAACGTCGGCAATCTCCGCATGGTGCAGGCTTCATGGAACGCCAGTTTTTTGGATGAGTTGAGTGCGTTTCCGCACGGGCAGAAGGATGACCAAGTGGACGCCCTTTCCCGCGCTTTCTCGATGGTCGGCCTTTCAGCTCGCCCGCTGATTTTTTCCGATGCCGACTTGGCAATGATTTAATGTGGCCATTTCGTAAATCGCGCGAGCGTGAACGCAAGGAGCCGTTTGCCCGCGTTACTGAATTGACGCCTGCCAAACGTATCGTGCCGCAGTGGGGCAATGTGCCCGCGCCTGAATCCGACACATCATACACGTTGCCGATTCCACCGCCTGGTGTGGTGCCGGCCGGCGCCGCTACGATGGCACAGGACGGAATGATCGGCGCTACATGCCAGTGGGCGATGGCCCAGTCTGGATACGCAGGCTCGATGTTTCCTGGATACGCCGTGTTGTCCGAGTTAAGCCAAAAACAGGAATACCGCCGCGGTTCCGAGGTTTATGCCGAGGAAATGACGCGCCGTTGGATTAAGATCACGACTCACGGTGACGCCAAGGATGACAAGATCAAGGCGTTAGAGACGGCGCTGGAAAAATACCGGGTGCGTGACACGTTCCGTCGCGCGCTTGTGCATGACGGCCTCTACGGTATCGGCCACATTTTCATCGACGTGGGCGCCGATGGCACCGAGCTAGCCAAGCCTTTGCTGCTTAGCCCTGGCAAGGTGACAAAGGGTGCGTTGAAGGGCATTCGCACGATTGAGCCGCTATGGTGCTATCCGGCGCAATACAACGCCAGCGACCCCTTGCGCGCCGATTACTACAAGCCCACCGCATGGTTTGTGCAGGGGCAGCAGATTCATTCGTCCCGGCTAATGAGCATTATCGGCCGCGAGGTGAGCGACCTGCTCAAGCCGGTCTACATGTTTGGTGGGTTGTCCCGCACCATGATGGCGAAAGACGCCATAGAAAACTTTTACCGGACCCGGCAGAGCGTTGCGGACTTGATCCATTCGTTTTCCATTACGATTTTGAAAACGGACTTAGCCAACACCATGCAGGTTGGAGGAATAGAGGCGGTCATCTCGCGCGTTCAATCGCTTGTTCAGTTCCGCGACAACCGCGGCGTGTTCGTGGCCGATCAATTAACGGAAGCGGTGGAAAACGTTTCAACACCGTTGGGCGGGCTGGACGCGCTACAGGCACAATCTCAAGAGCAGATTGCCAGCACGCAAGCCATTCCGATTGTCAAGCTGCTGGGGATTGACCCGGCCGGGTTGAACTCGACCGCGGATGGTTCCATTCGCATGTTTTACGATAGCATCTCCGCCGATCAGGAAAAGCTGGTGCGCGCGCCACTTACCGCAGTTCTAAACTTGATTCAGCTATCTGAATTCGGCGAGATTGACCCGGAGATAGGGTTTGATTTCCTGCCGTTGTGGCAGATGAGCGAAGCTGACCAGGCCAATATCCAGAAGGTGAAGGCCGACACGGCGGCAGTAATGATTGAGGCGAACGTGATTTCGCCCGAGGAAGACAGGCAGCGTTTATCCAGTGACGACGCCAGCTCGTATCATGGGCTGGATATGTCGATGAAAGTTGAGCCGCCCGCAGACCCGTCCGACGACCCGGAGATGGAAGCGGCGTTACAGGGTGGTGAGCCACATGCCGGGCATGCAGATCCGGAAGACTGAGCGTCAAGTATCGCGTTCCACACCTGGAGCGCGCTGTCCGCGTCGGCGAAGGGCCAACCGTCCACCACGTCATGCGCCATCTCGCGCAGCACTCGCCCGCCGGCCGCTAGGGCTTCTGGGCTGGGGTTGGGCATCTAGTCCACGCCGAAGCAGTAATGTCGGACAAACCCGCAGACGGGGCTGTTATGGCCTGGTTTGCAGATTTCCATATCCTGTTGAGCAAAAGAAATAAAGTGTGGATCGCCGTATTGCGAGTATAGACCAAAAAGGTCTAGCCGACGCTCTACTTCCAAAGCAATTTCAGTGCTTTCTTGGTTAGATCTGTGCGGGTTTTGTTTGATCCACCTCTGCACAAACTCTCCGATGACGGTCGTGCAATATATCCCCTGATCGGCGGCGTTGTCCGGCAGAGGATGAGCCGCCGCCGCGCCGGATGACGTCAACGCGATTAGAACCAAGAACCAGCGCATAGGGGCCTCCGAAGGTGGGAAAGGGGGGCAGGCTACTAAATCCAACGGGGAAAGCCAAGGTTCTTTTACCCGTGCGACCCAACGCGGGCACGGCAGCCGAATACAGGCGCCGCCTGGATCGCCTTGTGGGCGAGATGACCGCATCGCTGGATTATTGGATTGCCGCCGCCTATCGCGCCAACGAACCCGCCACCATGGCGCAAGACCGGAGCGCGACGGCTGAACTGAACATCGTGGTCAAGCGCCTGGCCCGACGCTGGACGCGCCGCTTCGCCGATATGGCGAATGACTTAGCCGGCTGGTTTGCCCGATCTACCGCCGAACGTGCGGACGGTTCGTTTCAAGCCGCGTTAAAAAAAGGCGGGATGACCGTCAAGTTTAAGATGACTGCGGCGCAAAACGATGCAGTGCAGGCGGTGCTGGCCGAAAACGTGGGCCTCATAAAATCAATCGCGGCGCGACACTTGGAAAGTGTGCAGGGCGCCGTAATGCGGGCGGTAAGTGGCGGACAGGACTTGCACGCGCTGAGCCTGGAATTACAGAAGATTGGTGGTGTGACAAAGCGGCGCGCTGCTTTTATCGCACGTGACCAGTGCAACAAAGCAACCGCCGTTATTGTCAAAACCCGCCAGCAAGAAATGGGGGTCACCGAAGCGACATGGCAGCACTCGACGGCCGGCAAGCACCCGCGCCCGTCACATGTCGCGGCCAGCGGCAAGCGTTACCTGATAGCCGATGGCATGGTGCTGGACGGTGAGCGGGTGTGGCCTGGAACAGCCATAAATTGTCGATGCGTGAGCCGGAGTATTATTCCCGGCCTGTAACGAGGCCGCATAATGCACATCAGCAAACCCCAGGACCGCATTGCGCTGGATCGCGCTTCGTCGCGCTCCGTCGATAGCGCCGGCCACCTGCGCGTTGTCGGTTCCATCGTTAGCCAAGCGTGCGTAAGCGAATACCTGGGAAACGAGATACCCGAGTTTGAAGCCCTCGGCCTAGACCCGGAAAAACGATACTGCCTCTACCGCGACGCGGCCGCCTTGGAAGCCGCGACCGACACGCTCAACGGTAAACCTCTCCTCATTGTTCACCGGCCACAGACAGCGGATGACCATGAACCGGGCATCGTCTGCGGTTCCGTTTATGGCGCTGTTTGGGATGCGCCGAATCTGCGCGCCGACTTGGAAATCTGGGATCAAACCGCAATCGACTTGATCGAGAGCGGCGAGCAACGCGCGCTTTCGTGTGGTTACGCATACCGCGCGGAAATGAAGCCCGGCACGTCGCCAGACAATGAGCATTTCGACGGTTCCATGTTGGACATCGTCTTCAATCATACCGCCCTCGTTTCTGATGGGCGTGTGCCAGTCGCCATTGTTGGCGATGCCGCCTTGCCGAAGCCTTTCACTTCCACATTGGAGAAACGCAAAATGCCGAAGGTCGCCACGACCCTGAGCCGTCAGGCGATCCTCGCCAGCGGCGCCATCCACGCCTACCTGCTCCCCAAGCTGGCAGCCGACGCCAAGCTCGACATTAACGCCGCCGTGCGTGGTGTGAGCGCAAAGAACTGGCGCACCAGCAAGCCGAAGATCGCCGCAAGCCTGAAGGCTGCCGCTGTCGGCAAGCTCGCCCAGGATGCTGACTTGGAAGACGTGATCGAGATGCTCGATCAGCTCGATGAAGTCGTGGACGACATGCCCAACGTGGAAGCCGTTACGAACCCGGAAGTGCCGGCCGTCGATGACGAGGCTGAGACCGAAGAGGAAAAGGCCGACCGCATGAAGAAGCGCGCCGAAATGAAGGCCGCTGCTGCTGCGAAGGATTCCGAGAAAAAGGATGAGAAAGTGCCCGATGCAGTGAACAAGACCGCCATGGATGCGGCCATTGCCGCTGCTGTGGCGAACAACGAAAAAGCGTTGCTTGCTCGTATGGCTGGCGTGCGTGAGGCGGTCTCCGCGGTGCGCCCCGTGATCGGCGAAGTCTCTGCCGCGATGGATAGCGCGCCTGAGATTTACAAACTCGCGCTGGACCATTTGCAGGTCGATTACGCGGACATGCCCGACATTGCATTGCCGAAGATGCTGAAGCTGGCGACTGACAAGGCGAGTGCGCCGGTTGCGAGCCGAGTGGCGATGGATGCTGCGGCTGCCACGTCTTTCACTAGCCGTTTCCCCAACGCCAACCGTCTCACCAAGTAAGGAGCACTCACAATGCCGTTTCCCAACCAAATCAATCTAACCCAGCCGCCAATTAAGGCTGGCGACTTCGCATCGGATAACCCGCGCCAGTTTGCTATTCCCCCGATGGGCAATGGCTTCTTTTCCGGCCCGGCCGGCGTCACCGTGGGTTTGTTTGTGTGGGCGGATTCCGCCACGCTTTCCCTGCTTTCCAACACGGCGACGGGTTCTTTCACCACGCTGCCCATCGGCATTATGCCGAACATTCTCCAGGGTCTTTACACAACCTACCTGGCGGAATCCGGCATGCTTATTCCCGCAGGTCTTGCCGTCAACGCCCCGATCATGAATGGCGACATTGCGGTGAAGAACGCTGGTGCGGGCGCCGTTACTTTCGGCATGAAGGCTTTTGCCAACAGCACAACCGGAACAGTCAGTTTTGCAGCGCCGGGCGCAACCGTCGCCGGCAGCGTCGAAACGAAATGGTATGCCTGGACGCCAGGCGTTTCCAACGATCCGATCATCGTCTCCACCGCGCTACCCGGCTAAGGAACCCGCAACCATGAAGCGTAATCCCGTATTTGCTCAGGATGCGGCTGTTCTCAGCCGTGAATGGGGTATCCATTTTGCTGCCGACGTTGGCGATTGGATCGACAGCCAGGCCGCCATGCAGATGGCAATGGACGCACAGCCCGTTTTCACAACTGCGGTCAACGGCGGCATTCCAAACATCTTCACAACGTTTGTTTCGCCGCAGGTTGTGCGCGTGTTGCAGACCCCGAACATGGGCGCCAAGATTTACGGCGAGAAGAAAGAAGGCGACTGGACCAAGGACGAAGCCATCTTCCCGGTGATCGAGAATGAAGGCTTCGTAAACAGCTACGGCGACTTTTCCACGTCAGGCCGCAGCGATGTCAATGCGAACTTCGTAAACCGCCAGAGCTACTTCTTCCAGACCCATATCGAATACGGCGACCGCGAAGTTGACCGAGCCGGTGCCGCCAATCTGAACTGGATCAGCGAGAAGCAGATCAGCGCCGCCAAAACGCTGGATAAGTTTCTCGACTACACCTATCACTTTGGCGTTGCAGGTCTTCAGTGCTATGGCGTGCTGAATGATCCGGCACTCTCGGCCGCGCTGACGCCCAGCACGAAAGTGGCCGGCAACGGCAACCGTTGGATATTCAACGGTGCAATCAATGCGCAGCCTACGGAAGTCTTCAACGATCTTCTGAATCTGTTTACGCAGCTTCAGTTGCAGGCTCCCAGCTACATTACCGATGATACTCCCATGGCGCTGGTGCTTCCGAATATTGTTATCTCTGCGCTCTACACGGTCAACATCTACGGCCTCACTGCCGAGGAACAGTTGAAAAAGCGGTTTCCGAAGCTGGAGATCATCCAGGACTTCCGCTATGCGACCGCCGCCGGCAACGTGGTGCAGCTCATTGCCAAGGAGTTGGACGGCAATCAGACAGGCTACTGTGCGTTTGCGGAGAAGCTGCGCGATCATCGCTTGGTGCTTGCGGAATCGTCCATGCGCCAGAAGAAGACGAGCGGGACCTGGGGTGCCGTTCTGCGGTATCCGATGGGCATCGCCCAGATGCTAGGCGTATAATATGCCTGGCACTGTCACCGTCGGATGCAGGCTTCCCGCTGGCTTGCATTGCGACATCTTCCGCATGGAAGACACTGTCGAGCATCTGATGAACGGTTCCGGCACGCGCACGATGAAAATCGCGCGCAAAGCCGGGCGTTTCACGATTAAGGGCACCGGCCGCCGCGTGGATGATCCGCGCATTGTCCACGGCGCGGCACTGACCCATGGCGTGGATGCGGATCATTGGGCGCTGTGGCTTGAGCAGAACAAGGGCGCGGACGTGATCGAAAAGGGTTTGATTTTCGCCCACGCCAAGCAGGATAGCGTCGAAGCCCAGGCCCGCACCCATGAAAACGAGCGCACTGGTTTGGAGCCGGCGAATCCCGACGCATTGCCGGCCGAATTCCAGAAGGTGAAAACGGAGAAACGCGCAAATGGCTGACGTTATCACCGTGGCCAGCCGTATCCATACGGCCGTTCGTATGGACCACGGCGATGGTGTCTATACCGTGCTGAACGGCAATACGCATCCCGACGCATTGGGCGGCGTGGGCCTTACCGCGGGCGTGGACGCCGATCTGTTCAACGCTTGGCTGGATACCCCGGCCGGCGCGGAATGGCAGGCCCAGGGCTTTCTCTATGAGCTAAACGAAACCGAACCCGCAGGCATGGCGCATGAGCCGGAACCCGTTGAGCCGGTCGTGTTGCCGGTTGTGCATGACGAGCCGGAACACCAGCCTGAATGAGCGGCAGCGTGTTTCCTGTGGCATTTTCATACTCGGGATGGGCCTCGCGCTATCCTGAGTTTGCAAGCGTGCCACAGGCGACCGCAACGGCGTATTTTAATGAAGCGTGCCTCTATCTGGACAACACGGGCGCTGGACCTGTTAGCGATGCCGGAACCCAGCTTGTTTTGTTGAACATGATTACGGCACATATTTCTAGCTTATCTGCGCGTGTCAGTGCCGATCTTGTCGGGCGCATAACCAACGCATCGGAAGGCAGCGTTTCAACGGCGCTTGAGATGGCCCCGGCCCGTGGACAGCTTGAGGCGTGGTTTAACCAAACCCGCTATGGCGCGCAGTTCTGGGCAGCCACGGCGCAATACCGCCGCGGATTTTACATCGCCGCGCCGCAACCGTATCCGGGCGGCGGGCCATTTGGCGCATTGTTCCCCGGCTGGGGCTGGTCCAACTAAGACGTGGCCAAGATTACCGGCGGTCAAAAGATGGAAGCAAAGCTGCGCGAGCTTGCATCCAAGCTGAAAAGACCTGAGACGCTTGCCGTTGGATTTCTTGAAACCGCCAAATATGCAGACGGGTTGAGCGTGGCCCAAGTGGCGTATTGGAATGAGTTCGGAACAAAAACTTCTCCGCCCCGCCCTTTCTTCCGCGGCATGATCGCAAAAGACAGCCCGGCCTGGGGTAATAGACTGACCAAAATATTGCTTTCCGTTAATTACGACATAAACCTTACCTTAATCCGCATGGGCGGAACCATTATAAATGAGTTGCAGGACTCAATTATAGAATTTGCCGATCCGCCTAATGCGGCGTCCACTATCGCAAAAAAGGGCTTCAATAAGCCTTTGATAGATTCCGGGGATATGCAACGTAAAGTTCAAGCGGAGGTCATCGACAAATGAACCTTCATGCGTTTGTCGGCCCGGCTGTCGCCATCATCAATCCATTTACCATCGGAACCGTTCTTGTGAGTGCGGGAAACACGGTAGCCGGCGATGGCAGCCAGGTTACGACATACACCCGAACCGATGGCGTGTCCTTACAAGTGCAATCTATTACGACAGACGATCTCAAGCAGATCGACAACGTAAGCCAAAGTCCGATCATGCGCTCCGTTTACTTTAACGGCACTGTGCAAGGGCTTAATCGCTACGCCGGCAAGGGTGGCGATGTGCTGGTGTTCAACGGCTTGGCCTGGCTAATCGTGCAGGTGCTGGAAGCCTGGGATATAGATGGCTGGTGTAAGGTTGCCGTAACCGAGCAAGGCCCCGCCAGCGTATTTCTCGCGGCGCCTCTTGTGCGCGGGCTGATAACGATAGGGGCGCTGTAGTGTGCCCATCGTTATCAATATCACTGAATCGCAAGTTCTGACCGTTCTTCGATCATATCTACTTTCCATCCTTTCTCCCGTCTCTGTAGTCCGCGGACAAAACAACCGGGTGTCGATGCCGACAGGCGACTTCGTTGTTATGACGCCGATGCTGCGAGCGCGCCTTGCTACAAACGTTGACAGCTACACCACGGCTTCTTTTCCGGCGCCCACGACGACGCAAGCCATGCAGGCGACAGAGATCACGGTGCAGCTTGACATATTCGGCCCGAGCGCAGGGAACAACGCGCAAATTCTAACAACGCTGTTTCGTGACGACAATGCGTGCGCTTTCTTTGCCGCATCTGGTTATCCCATCGCTCCGCTTTATGCCGACGATGCGCGGCAGATGCAGTTTATCGACGGCGAGAACCAATACGAAAACCGATACAGCGTTGACGTGTATCTGCAAGCAAACATTGCCCTGACCGTGCCGCAACAATTCGCAAACGTTGTGAAGGTCGGGATCATAAACGTGGACGCGGCTTTCCCCCCACGCTGAACGGCGGCGCTTTGTGCGTCGTGCCGAGCCATCCAGAAAATCCAATCAGGAGCTTGCCCGATGGCCATCCCGGCATCGCAAACCGTTAACGTTGTCCCCAGCGTAATCTCTCCCGGCGGAACGCAGCTGGCCATGATCGGCCTAATGCTGACCAGTAATCCGCGACTGCCTTACGGAGCGGTGCAGCCGTTCCCGAACGCCGCGGCAGTGTCGGCTTATTTCGGCCCGTCCTCCCCCGAAGCCCAGACCGCCATTATTTACTTCGGTGGATACTACGGCTCCACGGCGCGGCCTGGATCCATCCTGTTTTCTCAGACGCCTCTCGCGCAAGTCCCGGCCTATGTGCGCGGGGCGACCGTCGCCGGCATGAGCATCACCGCATTGCAGGGCATCACGGGCGTTCTGACCGTCTTGATTGACGGCACCGCTTTGAACACGGGCGCCGTGAATCTATCTGCGGCGACCAGCCCATCTGCCGCGGCGGCGCTTATCACTACAGCCCTGGCCACAGCCAACGCTACGCCAGTCACGACAGGCACCGGTTCCATTAGCGGTGCATCGATGACCGTCACGGCGGGCGGGTCGGTCTATCCGGGCAGCGTTGCGCCCACGAACCCAAGCGGCCCCGGCTTCTGTTTAGGCCAGGTAATCGCCGGCACGGGCATCGCGGCGGGCACGATCATCACGGGCCTGGGGACAGGCTTGGGCGGCGTTGGAACCTACACGGTTGCTCCGCCCCAGACCGTCACCAGCATTGCCATCACGGGCAGCATCGCCAATCCGATCTGCACATATGACAGCATTTCCCAAAGCTACGTCATTACCAGTGCGACAAGCGGTTTCTTCGGCAGTTCGGTCAGCATTCCGGCCGGTTCGCTGGCCATTCGTTTGATGCTTAGCGCCTTGTCCGGCGCCATCGCATCGCCCGGCACTGCACCGCAAACGTTCGGCACGTATCTGTCCAACATTCAGGCGGTAAATAACAACTGGGTGTCGATCACCACGCTGTTTGAACCGACGCTGATACAGAAGTTGCAGGTTGCCACGTGGATTGCCGGGCAAAACAACAATTACCTCTATGCGATGTGGGACACGAACACGGCACCGACAGCCGCAGGCGACAACACCTCGGCCGGATACCAGATTATCCAGGCAGCGCAGAGCGGCATTGCCCCGATTTATCAAGACTCCAATCTCGGCCCTGCTCTGTGCGGCTGGATTGCATCGCTTGATTTCTCTCGTCAGAACGGACGCACAACCATGGCGTTTCGTTCCGCCGGAAATTTGACGCCCAGCGTGACGACATCCGCGATTCAGCAGGCGCTCGTTGCC